TCAAGACTAAATGCTACTTGACCGACTGTTGGAGTCTGGTCTGAAAATGCGGCTTCTTCTGCAATTGCCGCCCAGCTTGCTGAAGCTATAGAAGGAATATATCCATCCTTACTCGCAACTCGAATGACATTACAATATGGGCGCAATCGACTTCCGGGGACTCCGGGGTCATGGATGACCTGATTGATGAACTCTTCTGGTACGAAGAATCCCCCTTCTGCGTCAGTATCCTCCTGCATTGCCTTTTTTTCTTCAGGGGTTGCTGTCATCTGAAATGATGCTTCAGACGGGGCTTTCATCCATTTGATAAATGTATCTTTCTGGAATCTAGCGTGAGCCTTTATGTTATCACCCATTTGCTCTTGCACCCAGACTGGCTGAGCCATCGCTGGCAAACCCTTGATCCATGTTTGAGGCTTGTAATCAGCCTTAATCTTCTGGGTAGTATCATTAGGGTTATATTTCTCAACATCATTTGACGCAATAGGAACACTATTTAATGGCTTATTAAATTCGCCTTTAAGTGCTTTTATTTGTGACGCAGATGCGTCAATAGCATCAGCTTTTTCCATATTAGCTTGTGCATCTTCAATCATTTTGGTAGATGCCTCAACATCTCCCTCTGTAAGAGTCTGCTCTGCTTTAACAAGTAAAGCTTGGGCTTCCTCTCTCATTTGTCTTGTGGACATAACTGCCCTCCTTATTAATATTTAGGTTTCTTTTTTCGACCCAAATCCAATTTTGCTCTAAGCAAATCAATTTTGGTTCTAGCAACTTGTACTAAGGCATTATCAGTCGTGTCTGAGGCAGTATCTTCTCCCGCATCTGAGGCAACTTTTTCCTCTGGTACATTTTGTTCTTTAATTGATGTATCGCAAGTACACTCACAAGCACAGCCTCTATCAATAGATTTTGCCGATAGTGTTCCTGTATCGGGTGATGCTCCTCTAATAACTGAAGAGGTTTCTACCCAGTCAAGTTTTTCAATTCTTCTTGTAACTTCATTGCCGTTACGTTCCATAACCACTCCATCTTCAGGAATGTTAAAACCAACTGACCATTCTTTTACAAAGTTCCCTTTCACATTAGAAAAGGCATCTCTGCCAGCTTGTGTTTCAAGATTCATTTGCATTGTTGCGTGCAATCTGTACTCTTCATCATCAATAGCCATTGGGTAAGCAGATAAAACTTTACCGACTATTTTTGACTGGTCATGTCCAGCTAATACTGGTATTGGCAGATTCTCTTTAATAGATGAATCAAAAGCTGTTGGGATAATAATGTCGCCATCAGAATCTTTTCTGCCCATTGTATTAACAAACGCAGTAACAATGCCCTGTGTTTCGTCTAAGACCTTAACTTCTGTTTTGAATGTTTTAGTTGTAACAGTCATACTTGACTCCTTAAATATTCTTTATCTCTAATTGTTTCGGCAGTTCGTTCTGCCCAATTCATTGCTTGTTCAGGACTTGTTGGAGAGCCTCCCCAGAGATACCAAGCTACTGCTCCAGCTCCGGGAAAATCATCATTACTTCTATCGGAATTTTTTGGACTTCTTAAATCGACAAGATGTCTTTTAAACCATGCGTTCATACGTATGACTTTGTCTTCAGAAACAAAGCCACCAGCGATTTCTCGTGCCTCTCGTACTGTTTTAGTAGTTAAGCCAGAGCCTCCTTTGCCGTCTTCATAATACTCAAGACCTTTTCTAGCATTACTTCTTAAAAATTCTGGCGCACTAACTTTGGCAATGCGTTCTATAATATTTGGATTTTTAGATTTCCATCCTGATAACTCCGTATCAGGTCGATAGTTTCTAGGCATTGGAGACCAGTTCAAAGTTCCATTAGGATGGTCATCTATATTTCTGGCATCATCTACGTGATAAATTTGCCCGTTTCTTTCAGCACAAGTAAAGCCGTAAGGGTCGCCAGCGGCAATGTAATTGTCGCCTTCTTCTTCTCCACCATCATCTGCTCTCATGTATTCAAATCCTTGAGTCTTAAAATGGGCAAGAGATGATAAGTTTTGGGTTCTCATTACTTCCGTTCTTGCAATTAATCGTGAACGGACTTCTGTTTCACCCAGTACTTGTTTAATGCCTTTAAATTTATCGCCATCTACTCCGTTTGCTAAATCTCGAATTGTATATCCACGTTCTATAGCTGTTGCAATAGTCCGTTCAACATGTTTCTGTGTTGTTGAATGAATCAAAGTGGCTCTTGTTGATGACTGCGTTAATATTCTTTGAACTTCTGGTAGTTTTTCAGAAAAAACCAAACTACCAGCAACGTTAGAATCATTAACTTCCTTAAACGTATCTTTAATTATTGCTGTATAAGATATACGCAATGCGTTTTCTAATTCTCCAGCCTCTTCATCAGGAATTAACTGTCTCCAAACAAATGGAAAGTTTTTAGTTGTTAAAGGGTCTGTTCTTTCAAGATATCTACCAAGAACTCCGTCTGCACGATTTTTCACACGCCTTAAATATCGGCTCATGCGTTTTTCCATATCATTTGTTAATTCTTCACGATTCTTTAATAGATTTCTCTTTAATTGAACTGCTCCAGAAGTCAGTCTGGGAGCTTTTTCTTCTTCTGTTAAGGCTTTAGTAGTCGTACCAGTCAAAGCAAGCTGTGCGTTCTCTACAGAATCAGTTTCTATGATAGACATTGGTACCCTGCGAACATCACCATCATCCATTCCGTCTAAGCCTACTAATGCTCGTGACTCATTAAGTGTAATTATTCCTGCTTGGAATAAAGCCGTTGCTCTTGTAGTTACTGTATCCTTATCATCTAAGAATGACCTCATTTCTGTGAAGTCAGCCATAATTTTTGAGTTGTCGTTAAACTCATATGAAAAACAATGATTTAAAAATCTGACAATGTCATTTATTAATGGCTCTAATGTTTCTGAATGAAATGAGAACCTTGCCTCTCTGTAATTAGAGAATGTTGACCTCTGTAGTCCTACATTAGCTGATATTAATATTGGTGGTACACCAAACACAGCACAAATTCTTGATTCTGTTAAGTCGTGTAAATCTCTAAGTGCCATTTTTTCTGGAGCATCTGCCATAGCTTGATACTCTGCATCATCATCTAGTATCGCTACACTATGGGCATTTCTAGCACCACCAAAAGAAGAACGCCATCTTGCTCTAATTCTTGTTGCCTCTTCTTGATTGTTTAATCTTCTTTTTACTTTTAATAATCCAGAAGGAACACCAGCGTTCATAAAATATGCTTTTGCAAAGTCAGTCATTGATATATCCAGATTGACTGTTTTAGCTAATATATGCAGAGGGCTTAATCCATATACATCTCCAGACGGATTAGGCAATGACATATGCCCAATGTCATTTGGGTCAAGTTCATATTCTTGTCCATCTATTTCGTAAGTGTATCTGTGTACGCCTCGTTCAGCTGGCTGAATCGCAACTCTGTCTGGTCTGAGTAGCCACATTGCTGTGACCTGATTATTTCTTGCACGTTCTTTTAATATATAAACATTTCCAGAAACTTGTAAGAATGTAACAAGGTCTGCAAGAAACATATGCCAATCTTGATTAGCATTTGGTCTTTCTAATAATTGGGCAACTGGAGAAGTGTCATCTCTTGTAATACCACCATCTGCGTCTGTAAAGCCTACATAATAACTTGCAGAGCCAACGCCTTGTGCCAATTCTCTGATACATGCGTAGACAATTTCATTTCTACCATAACCATTTTTAGAGAAATTTTTGTAGTTATCTTCTGGATATTGAATAGATGCTAAATCAGTCACAAGAGGGACAGTTGCGGCAATATCTGTATCAGTTACTTGCTTTTGAAACCAATTCGGCAATATACCCATAAAGACAGAACCTCAATGACTTTGGGTACGTGCCTAGACCACAAGATATTTTAGAATTAATAAAATGATATTACCATAATGCTTACGCCGGAACAATATTCGCTAGAAAAAAGAATGATGAAACATGGACAAGTCAACATGTTTTATCAGGGGCTACAAAATTAATAACTTGAGTGTATACAGAATTATTTAGGGTGTGTAAGGTTTTCACTCAATCAAACATTAGAACAAAACAATATATGTCGCACAAGGAGGTGAACATAAATAAATATGATAGAACTAGCCCCGTATTAAATTGTTAAAGCTTCAAGCTTTACTTTGGTATAAACCCAACGTAAGCAACATCAGTATACCACAATAGATTTAAAACCCCTTTACTTATTGTTTCAAGGGGTATATACTGTTTACAGGTTTAAACATTAAGGACACAGGAGAATAGATTAGATGAGACAAGACTTAGACATAAAGCCAACAGAGATAACACTTGCTGACATGATTAACGGCAGATATATTAGCCACTTTCAAACACACATTTGGACAACAGATGCAGTTAAACATGAAAAGGAATTTGCAAAATGGGTTGATGCCACAGAAAAAAATGAATTGACCTTTAGCATGAATTTATCCCCACAACTAGGGACTACACAATTTTTCTTAGATGAAAAGTTTGACCTGATTTGTATGAATGGCTCGAAAACATTGATAGAAAATGACAATGGGGGTTTATCGTCATACAACGCACCATGGAAATTTTCTAAGTTAAGCGAAAAGGGGTTGCCATATTGGGGAATCACTTTAGATATGTTGCAAGAAATTAGAGAAATTCACCAAGCATTAATTGATGCAGTATCTAACATTAAAGTAAATTACCCACAATTAATTACGAAATCATAAAACACACTCAGGGGGGTGTAATTCCCCCCAAAGGAAATAACATGACACAAGAGACAGAAATAACACAAGCTATAAGTTCTGGATTCATAATCCACACAATTAAAAAAGTTCATATGGCTAGGACTATGAATAGTTTGTATGGTACCGACCAAGACATTGAGGCAGAACAAACCCTTGCAGAATGGTTAGACCCTGACAAAAGTAATTTTGCAGAAATGTGGGCTAACAATGAAAAAATGTCTGTAGATGAAATAATCAGGTGGGCTATAACTCAAATTAATGAACTACAAACATTATACTGGGAACAACATCTACGTTTACATATAAAATAATACACACTAAAGGAGTAATTAAGGGGGAGCAGAAATGCTCCCTTTTTTTTTATACAGAATTTTTTTTCTTACACCTTGAACAGACAATCACAGTTCCCTTGCCTGCTAACTCAGCAAGTAACTTATTGCAATTAGAACAACGTAATTCTTTATTCTCTACCATATACCTTGTCCTGCTACGTTACTCATACCGTGTACAGCTAAACCTAAAGCCATAACGCAATCGTCATGTAATCCAGAAGGAGCAGAATATCTGACCCCTGTTTTGGTATATTCATACGCAAAAGAAGATAACTCATTTACGATTTCATTATCTGGATATCTTATAGTTTGAGTTTGTATTGCCAAAGATAATCCCTCCATCAACATCTGTTTAGAAGTTGCAGAAAATTTAAAGCCTTCAATGTTTGATAAATCTCTTTGTAACTTTTCAACAATAGGGTCGCCGACTCCTGTAGAGTCTATAACAGCAGAATTATTACCAACTAAAGTTTTTATTCTTTGTACTGTTTCTTCCCAAGGCAATTGAAATCTATCAAATACGCAAACATACCCATTATTATCTAAACCAACTATTGCTGTCCAGTCCACAGACTTTGCTAAGTCAATTCCAAATATTGTTGGCTGTTCATTAGACATAGGGGATATACAATCCATAATGGCTTGTTGCCCAAAGGGATTGCCCCCATCTTCTGATGGTTCTGCAAGATACAACTCTTTAAACACATGTTCTGGCAACATTCCTTTAGCTTGCATGATTTCATCTTCATCTATAACGCCAGCATCTGATGCGTCATAAGCTGTTAACTTTGCATAATGCCAATCTCGTTCTCCACTTTCAGCTTTTCTTGCTAATACATAAGCCCAGTTTTTTCTGCCCTTTACGTTACCAATAATTCTTACTGGACCTTTAGTTGCTGTCATTGTTGACCTAATAGCATGCCATGATTCTTCACGCAGTCTTGTTGCCTCGTCAATCACAACTCCATAAACATCTTCTCCATATAAGTTATCAGCTTTTTCTCCAGACTTAAAAGCAACAGTTGCTCCATTGATTAGATTTACAGTTAATTCAGATTCATTAGCTGTAAAGAATCTTCTATCAAAGCCTCTTTTTAATCTTCTAAATGCGATACGGGCTTGTGGGTATACTGGTGCTACCCACCAAAACATTTGTCCTTCTTTACCACGCAATGCTTGCTCTATTATCCAAGACAAGCAAGCTACTGTTTTTCCACTCTTAGTTGCACCTTCAATAACAGCATATCTTTTACTGCTGAATATCGCTTGTTCCTGCTTGGAGTACAGTTGGGGTCTCTTGTATCTTATTGTTTGAGTTGTCATTAGCTCCCTCAATAATAAATGTTACAGGGGTTTTATCTACATTAAATGAATTTTGCTGTATTGATATTAATGATTTATCTGGTATAACTCCATTTATCTGACTAATCTTATCCATAATATTTAATACAACTTTTATTGCATCAACTTCTCCATTTAATGCTCTATTGTACCAACGCAATAATAATTGATTATACCTTTCCATCTGTAAGGCTCTTACATGGTCGGCATGCCCGACATGTTCACGAGCCAACTCGCCCAATGCTCGTTGCACATCTTTCTGAACCATACCAATGGATATGCTTTCCTGCTCTGCTATCTGCCTGACAGATGCACCAGCAACTTTAGCTTGTAATATCCTGAATCGCCTTTGTTGGCGTTCTATTTCTGTTCCGTTTTGTTTAGGCATTGGCTTTTTTTACTTTTTTAAATTTGTATTGATTTGTTAAGTTATCAAGATTAATTCCATCTTTTAAAATCAATTTAGTCTTTTTAAAAGGCGTATAGTCCACAAAATGATGCCATCTATTAAAACGCCATTGAACTTTTGCCACGTCAGGGTGCATTTCAGCCAACATTTTTGACTTATTCATTGTGCCTTCATAAGCATAAAATTCTTCCGTATTACCACCTTTAATTGTTTGAGTTGTAGCTTTATTTTGGATAAATGCCTGAAATTGAATTGTACACCAGCCGTCTTTTAATACTCGTAATGATAAGTCGGTATCCTCGTTGTATCTGCCCCGCCACCTATAAGGGATATCATTACGAATTAACAAACAGGAATATATTCTTGTATTTTTTACAAATGCTGGTCGTTTCGAACTGCTAAATCTAAACATATGATATTGCAAGCCAGATATTGCTACGTTTGAATATCTATCAACAAAATCTTCTGCCGCTCTAAAGATAGTTCCACTATCAACTTCAATATATTTATTTTTATTCATTCTGCCAAATGCTTTTATATTGTCATCCATAACCCAATGCGATTCTGCACCTAAGTTAATAGAATGGTCCCAACAAAAATTCCTTGCCGCTCCGGGACCATTTGATTTCCATTCTTCATCCGTACATGGGTCATAATCTTCTTGGTATTGCTTATCTAATATAAGCAATGTGGCAAGCCGAATCCCGTTAGTTTCCAATGCTTGCTTATAAGATGCATACTCTTGTTCTTCAACAACTAAATAGTGAGGCACTCCCATTTTTTCTAATGAGTCACTTGTTAATCGGACTTCATACCGATTTTTAGAAATGATATAAACAGGATATTTAGGGTTCATTTTTCACCAAATATTTTTGTTTTCTTTATAGGCTCGTTTCCAATATTTTGTGTTTTTACGTCTGCCATCTTTTTCATATATTTTTATTGCATGTGGGAATTTACTTTGAATATATTCCAATGCGTTGTAATGATTATCAGTTTGAAAGTGGTCTTGTGGTTGATTGTCTGGGCTATACATTTCTTGCCAAACAGTTCTGGTTTTTTTTAATTCAGGCATTGATAATGATTTATTATTAATCATCCATTCTGTTGACAATCTAGTATTAATGCCGTTTGATAAACATTCAAACATAAATAAAACATCTTCGGCTACTCTAATTGAAGTAATATCCATCTTGTCAATTACCTGTGACAACATATTGCCATCTATTGCTTGAAATCCAAAAATGCCTTTAGTGTCACTGTATTCTGTAGAGGGTGGCGGGGCATCTGAATTAGCAGGACCAACTATGCCAATGCCAGATTCATTTAACCATTCATCAAATATTGCAAACATTTCCAATATTTCTTCTGGTGTTGCGTTGCGTTTACTGCGTTCCATGTTGCTAATGCCAGTCCAATATTTAGCATTGCGTTTTCTAATAATTAAATCATCATCCGTAACAACATACCGAGTATTGCCTGCGTGTTTATAAATAAAATCTCTTGTTTGGGCAAGCTGTGTCCATGTGCCGATAATTGATTCTGGCACTTCAAGGTATTGACAATCATAATTATAAAAATCTTTTTCGGCAGGGTCTATTACCATAATTACTTTTGATTGCAATTCTTTTGGCAAGTTTTCGTATGTAACTTGATTATTGGCACGCCTAACAGTTGGTATGTATATTTTTTCAATCATTGGTGACATCCACATAAATCTCTGGTTCTTCACGAGTTCTTATGGCTTCAGGATGCCAAATGCTTTTTGTTTTCTCTGTGATTTCTTGTTGAATTGTTTCAACAAAATTATTAACATCATCTTGGGTTTTAAAGTGTACAATCAAAGTCCGAAAAGGCTTTTGTTCATCTTGTTCAAATTCTGGCATCCCTTTCCAATGGTCTTGCCAATCATCTGGGTCTGGTATTTCAGGGGGCTTGCCAGCAAGTTCTGTCAACAAATCATTTAACGGCTCTGATTGTGCCGTTATATCAGATAATAAATTTTTTAAAATTAAATCATCTTTCCCAGCCATAGCAGATATTGGGTCATGAGTTGCAAGAAGTAAATCGGATTCCTGTTCAGTAATATCTAATACTAGTACTGGTATTTCCTCATCTGGTGTTAATTCTGCACGCATATGCCCATCAATCAACATTAATCCATCATCAGTTTCCCTTGCCAATACTGCATCTGCATATCCGATAGAATTTAAAACAGAAGATAAGGCATTTTTTTGTGCTATTGGGTGAGTTCTCCAGTTTTTGGGATTTGGTATTAACTCAGACGCCTTAACACGTTTTAATTCTTTGATTCGGTCTTTGTTCATAGTGTCTCCTTAACCATATGAAAGGGGTTTTAAATTAACTAAATTAATTTTTGCTTTAATATCTAAATTTGAAATTATCG